GCCGCTCTCGGTGCCGTCGCCGTTGTACAGGGTTCCTGCATCTTCCCGCAGTGCCGCCGCATCCGGCTTTCTGCCAAGCTCTGCCGCCTTGGTCTCTTTGTAGCGTTCGGCTTCGCCCCTGCCTTGGGTGTAGGCCATCTCCAGCGCCAGCCGCCCAGTCTCGCCGGTCGCCAGCACCTGCCGCACCGCGCCGCTCAGTGTCCCGCTGCCGGTCATCTGCAGCGCCTGCGCAAAGCTCTCGCCCTCGCCGTTCACGCCCAGCCGGTACAGGCTTGCCGCCGCCGGGGTGTACACCTCGGCGCCCACGCCCTCCGGCATATTCCGGCTCATGCTCTCCGCTGCCGCATCGCTCACCCGCCAGCGCTTCGCCAGCTCCTTCACGGCCTGCGCCGATCCTGTCTGCTGTGCAAAGGCTCCCTCCCCGAGGGAGCTGTCGAGCGAATGCGAGACTGAGGGAGTTTCCACCGTTTCCCCGGTGTTTTCCACGCTTTTCCCGTTGACATCCCCCGCCCGCTGTGATACAGTTGTGTCGGCGGAAGTAACTGCACTTAACGTTCCGGACGTGTCTCTGGGGTCGGCAACGGCATCCATAGAGGGCTGCAGAGCTTTCGCTATTTCTTTTTCCGGTACTCCTACAGAAGATAAATATTCCGACACGATAAAGTTTCGGCTCTTCTTTGTATCACAGACGGCTTCCACAACAATGTGGGAGCCGTCTATTTTTTTCTCAAAGATCACGATGGGTGCTTTTTTTCGGTTCCCGGTATAATATCCGTCCGCTTTTCGTGTTGCCAGATACGCATTGTCAAAGTGGTTCAGCACATACGCCGCCCGCGCCACGTCCGCGCTGTTCTTCATGGTGCCGTCGGCGCTGCCATCCCCGCCTGCGTGCCGGTTGGTGATGTGTTTCACCGCGTTGGCATCCATCATCGTCACCTTGCCCACCTTGTCAAGGCCGGTCAACTGCTGCATGGCGTCCCGCATCCGGTCGCTGGTCTCGGTCACAGTGTAGGGTTCCAGATCTTCGCCCGCCCGCACCCGGTCCACGTATTCCGCAAGGCCTGGGTCAACGCTCTGTTTGTATTCCTCAATGCTGGCGTTCTGCGCCGGGGTGTGCACCGCCGGGTCATCGTTCACCGCCGTCTGCTCTGCCTTTTGTGCCGCCGTTCCCAAGGCTCCCTCCCTGAGGGAGCTGTCGCCCGTAGGCGACTGAGGGAGTTCGTCCCCCAAGGCTTCCTCCTCGGGAGAGCTGTCAGCGCCCTGCGCTGACGGAGAGGGTCCATTCCGCTGTCCGGTCTGTCCTTCCGCCTCCAGCGCCGCGCTCATCCTGCCCAGCTGCGTGCCCACGGCACCGCCCAGCGCGCCGGAAGCGCCGCCGGAAAGGCCGCTTTCCAGCGCCTGCAAAAAGGTGTCTCGGCTGAACATCTCCTCGGCCGCCTGCGCGTCGCCCAGGGCCGCGTCAATGGCCTTGTCCGCATAGGTCTCCACAAATGCCTGCATGGCGTTGTCGATGCCGCCGGACACCGCATTCGCCACCGTCGGGTACTGCTGCGCCAGTACGCTGTTGTCTGCCACGCTGCGCACCACGTCTGCCAGCTTCCCCGCCGGCGTGTCCTTGGCGTAGTCGCTGCCCATGGTCCGGGCAAGGTCTGCCGCGCCCACGCTGTTGATGGCCCAGCCCGCGCCAAACTTCGCAAGGCCGCCCACCAGCGTCTTGCCCGCGCTCTCGCCTTTGTCAATGCTCTGGCCCATGGCTTCCGCGCCGCCCTGGGCGCTCAGCACCGGCAGCACCAGCGCCGGGCTGATGCCCGCCACCGCAAGGTTCTCCGCCGCGCTCGTCGCAATTCCCATTGCCGTCTTTGCGGTCTCGTTCATGCCCGCTGTCGCGCGTTCGGTGTGCTTTCTGCCGTAATCGTACAGCTGGTAGCCCACGCTCTCGTCCTTGTCAACGCTCTCGTTCGTCACAGTCCCGGCCACCTTCTGCCGCATGCCGGTGATCTCGCTCTGGCTGTACCCCATGGCCCGCAGCTGCTCGTCCGTGTACTGCGGCTTATAGTCCATGTCCACCGCCGTGATCATATCCTTCAGCTGCTTTGCCCGTTCATCTCCTGCAAGGCTCTTGTCCAGCGCACGTTCATTGGCGTTCGTGCTCCATGTATTCCAGATCGCCGTTCCGAGATTTTCGTCCAACTGCGGACTGAACGACGCCACCGCTCCGCCAATGCCCTTCCATGTGTCCGCCGAGCGCCGCACGGCCTTTTCCGCAGCAGGCAGTTCGTCGTACTCGGCAATGTACTGCCGCGCCTCGTCGATCTGCCACTGGCTGTACCCCTTGGCGATCAGCTCCGCGTCGGTATACGGCTTCTGGGCCTTCACGGCATTGTCGCCGGTGCTGCTGCCCAGTGCAGCAGCATCCTCCACGCCGCTCTTTCCCATCCGGATCAGGCTCACCAGCGTCCGGTGCTTCGGGTCTGCATCCATCCACCGGTTCAGCCGTGTAAAGTCGCTGAATTTGTCCTCGTCCTCCGCCTTCGCCGTGTGGTCTTTGATGGCCTGCGCCCCCTGCGCCAGCACGCCCTCGCTGCCGCTGCGCCGCCGCTGTGCGGCCTTCTGGCTCTCATTTGCGCCCCGCACCACCGCCGCCGGGGTGCCGCTTTCTGTCTGCAGCCATTCCGGCTGGTTCTGCCGCTGCACCGTCGGCAGCTTTTTTCCCGTCTTGGCCGTTGCCGCCGCGGTCTGGGTGCCGTCCATCTGTGCCAGCACTCGCGTGCCAAGGCTCTGCGTTGCCGTGGTGGTGGTCTTTTTGCCGCCTGCCGTGCCACCGCTCTTTGCCGGGCCGGTCGTCTTTGCGCTCGTTCCGGCCTTCACCGTGCTCAAGCCTGTTGCCAGCGGAGCACCCGCCGTCACGCCCGTGCTCCCTCCGCTCTTTGCGGTGCTGGCCGCCTTTGTGTTCGTGCTGGCCTTTGCTGCCGCAGCGGCCTTTTTGCTTGCATCCTCTTTTTCCAGTGCTTCGCGCTTTCTGCGCACTTCGTCTACGCTCCAGCCCATTTTCTTCTCCTTTTTACCATCCCATCACGTTGGACACCCGGCTGATCACATCATCGCCGAACCCCAGCCGGATCAGGTATTCCGAAATTTCGTCCGCGCTCTTTCCCTGGTTCGTCATACTCTGCGCCTTGTCGAGTGCTGTGTCAAAGCTGTTTCCATTGGTGCCGTCCACCGGCTTCACCGTGCCAAACACCGCCGGGCGCTGTAATACGCCCGCCAGCTTGCTTCCGGTGCTCCCGCTCCGGGCCGCCGTCCCGCTGCCGCTGCCTGTTCCTGTCGGTGTCAGCCACCCCGCATCCGTCAGTGTCTGCTTGTAGAACGGGTACAGCGGGTCAGTATCCTTCATGCTCTGGAACTTCGTCGCCATCGTCTGCAGCTGGGTGTTGGTAAATTCCTTTCCTGTTTTCTGGCTGGGGTTCGTGCTCTTGGTGCTTCGGCCGGTGGTCTTGTACCGGTTGCTGATGGCCAGCTGACTTGCGTACTTGGCAAGGTCTGCCTGGTTCAGCCGGTTCGTCACCGAATCGAAGCTGTCCAGCGCATCCGTCCCATATCCAACCGCCCTTGCAATGGTCTGTCCCAGCGTCGGTGCGCCTGCAGTCGTATAGTCCTGTGCTTTCATCAGATAGTCCAGATTATCCTTGTCCGTCTGCGAAAGGCCCTTCCATTCGTCAAACATGTCGTAGCTCAGGTCGTAAGGTTCCAGAAACTTGCTGATGGCAGCTTCCGGCACGCCCTGGTCCAGCATCTCATATGCCTCCTTCAGCGCCGCGTTCTGCTGCACCGTAAAGTCGCTCACGCCCTGCAGGTTGTCGAACATATTCTCGTCCATCCGGTACATTTTCAGGATGGCTTTTGCACCGTCCACGTTGCCGTTCCGGTACTCTTCCTTTGCCTGCACAATGGCATTCGCCTTCTGCTGGCTGTAACCCATGTAAGCATTATAGGCCTTGCCCACATCGCTGCCCACATTCTTGATCACGTTCCACACGTTGCTCAAAAAGTCGCTGTTCTCCTGCCGGGCCTGCTGGGTGCGGCCGTACCGGTAATTCCGCCAGTCCGCCGCATCCGCCACGCTGCCGTCGTACTCGCTGCGTGCAAGCTGGTCCTGCGTCAGCAGGTTGTCCAGCTGGGTGCCCCGGCCTGCAAGTTCCTGCTGCCACTGGCTCAGGGCGTCCGCCCGCGCCTGGGCGTACACGTTCGCGGTCTGGCCCGTCTCCCCGGCCGCCGCCTGCTGTGCTGCGCTCTTGGCCCAGTTTGCGCCGTACCCGGCCGAAAGGCCGTTTGCCACCTCTTCTGCCGCGCTGGCCCCGGCGCCTGCATTGCCAAAAAGGCGGCTCAGGGCGCCCCGGTAGGTGCCGTTCTGGCTGTCGTAGCCAAGGCCCGCGCTGTTCGTCGCATCCATGCCGTTCAGTGCGTCCTGAATGCCTGCGTCGTAGCGGTTCTCATATGCCCCCGGCATGGCCGCTTCCGCCTGTGCCTGCTGTTTCTGCTGGTCGTTCAGTCTCTTGATGGTCCCCATTTTATTCTCCTTCCTTTAAGCAAAGCTCCCCCCTTCGGGGGAGCTGTAAGCAGCTCCGGCACAGCCGGACTGCGCACTGAGAGGGTTCTTCAGATAAAGAAGAACGGCAGGATCTGCGCCGCCATGCCCAGCACGCTGAACAGCCCGTTCAGGGTGCTGCTCACGTTCTGCTGCCGCTGTGCATAGGCGTTGTTGTACTCGTTCTGCCTGTAGCTCAGGTCGTTGTACCAGTTCGACAGGTCTTTCTGGTACTTGTTGTAGTCATTCTGCTCGGCCTGCTGCAGGCCGTTCAGCTCCTGCTGCAGCCCGCTCTTTTTCGTGTTGTACTCGCTGCGGCTCTGGCTCGTCAGGCTGTCCAGCACGTTGTCCAGGTCGCTCATGGTCGCCGCATAGGCCTTCTGGCCCGCCTGGGTGCCGTAGCTGGAGCCGTACCCGCCGGTCAGGGCGCTGGCATTGGCCTGCGCGTTCTGGTTCGCCAGCTTCGCCTTCTGGGTGTACTCGCTCTTGTACTGCTGGTATGCCGTATCGGCCGCCGGGTCATAGTCGTAACCGCCCAGATCATCCAGCTTGCCCATCACGTTGTCGATCTGGCCCTTGTACTTGCTCTGGTAGTCGGCCGGTTTCGTCTGTTCAAAGCGCTCCAGCTCGCTCCGCGCGTTGCTCAGTCTGCTCATCTTCAGCTCTCCTTTCCGCTCAGATAATCCTCGCTCATGTTCTCGCTGCTAAGGTTGGTCAGCACATAGGTCAGCTGCTCGTTCAGCTGGTACAGGTAGTTCGTCAGCGCCTGCGCGTCCGCCTCCGGCATCTGGTCGCTGAATCTCGGCAGGCCGATGCCCGCCAGTCCCGCAATGCTCGCCATTGTCTTCTCCTTTCATCGTCTCGGCACCGCGCCGCTCACCCTTGCCCCTGCTGCATCCGCAAACGTAAAGGCCATGCTCCGCAGCACCATCTGTCCGGTGCCTGCAAATCTCAGCCGCATGGTGTCGTGCCGCCGGGGCACAAAGGGCAGGTTTACCCGCTGGTGGTCCCTCGTCACCGCACAGCTGCTCACCGTCTCCCAGTCCCCGCCGTCGTAGCTCACCGCCACGGTCAGCACCGTGTGAGCCAGTGCATCCATGCGCAGCGTGACCCGGCTGATGTACTTGTCGTCCGGCACGGCAAGGCCGATGTCTCCGGTCACGGCCTCAAATTTCAGCCCCGTCTCGTCCTCGCCGCTCACTTCCCGCTCCGGGTCGGCCGCCCACAGGGCATTGCCGTCCCACAGGTACAGCTGCTGGCCGGTGCTCACCATCCCGGTGCCCGCCGCGCTCTCCTCCTGCCACAGGCCCCGCTCGGTATCGTACACCAGCAGCCGCCCGCTGCCCGTGTCCGTTTTTCGGTGCAGGTACAGGTAGTACCGCGCATCCAGCTGCCCGCCCACGGCCCGGTCCACCGCCGTCAGCTTCCCGGTGTCCAGCGCGCCGCTCACCTTGGCAGGCAGGCTTCCGCTCCACGCCATCACCCCGTCCGGCGACAGATAATACAGCGTCTCCGCGATCACGCAAAGGCTTCCCGCCGCATTCGCCGCCACGCCCCGGCACCGCACACTGCTCATCTGGTAGTCGCTTGGCTTCGATCCGTACAGCTTGTGGATGCAGTTTTCTTTAAAAAACAGCAGGTACCCCAGGCAGCTGGCCGCCCCGGTAAACGCGCCGTCGCTGCCCACGCTCACCGCGTAGCTGTCCGACGCAATGCCCCGGTAACTGTACCAGTTGGTGGGGTCGCCCAGGGCACAGGCATAAATGCTGTTCTCCTCCCGGCTGCATCCCCACACCCGGTTGCCCTGCTCGGTCACAAAGTCCAGGTCCGGCACCCGCCGTTCCAGCTTCACCGGCGCTGCGGCCGCTTCGTTCTCGGTCACCTTGCCGTCGGCGCTTCGCCAGCTGGTGCCGGTGGCCGTCACGGTCCAGCTGCCATAGTACCGGGTGCTGTCCTCCGGCACGGCCAGCGTCGTGATCACGTCGTCCCCGTCCAGCGTGCTGATGCTCACCTCGCCGTTCAGCCCGGCCGCCGCCGCACTGCATACGGTGCCCGGCATCCCGCTCACCGTCACGGTGTCGCCTTCCTTCAGCACGCTGCCAAGGCCCGGGCAGTGCAGCCGCAGGCTCGTCAGCAGGATCTCGCTCCACTTTTTGTTCTTCGCGCTGTACTTCAGCAGCACGCCGCCCGCGCCGTAAGGGCTCTCGGCGTCCCCCTTCAAAAACAGCTGCCCGTCCGCCGGGCTCTCCGGCTCGGTCGTGCCCACCCCGTCCGGCGTGTAGGTCCTGCCCTCGCCGTCGCAGGGGGTCACGGTCATGGTCCCGCCGCTCAGCGTCCACACCGCCGCAAGGTCCGTCAGCTCCCCGCTCACCGTGTCAAAGGCCTTCTTGTCCGGCCAGATCAGCACCTTCGTGCCCATGCCGGTCATGGCCTTCTCGTTGTCGGTCAGCGCGTTTTCCAGCGCCACCGCCCCAGCCCGGCTCTCGTCGGCGTCCGGGGTGTACTCCAGCGTGGTCCCCCGGCAGATCACCAGCCCGTTCAGGTGGTACATGCCGTTCACGTCCTGCACCTCCCGCACCTTTTTGCGGGTCGCCCGCGTCTGCAAAGCCGGGTACCCCCGGCCGGAAAAATTCAGGCTGCTGCTCAGCTCCGCCTCGCTGCACCCGTAGGTCTCGTTCACCCCGCCAAAGGCCCGCAGCATCTGCCGCCCGCTCTGCAAGATGTTCAGGTTTCGCCCATCCGTCATCTCAGTACCTCCACTGCACACCGCCCGCCGGGGCATAGCGCCTGCGCATCCATGCGGCAAACTCCTGCACATAGTCGCTGTACAGCTGCATCTCGTTAGCCGCCCGTGCCACCTCGCCCAGGGCAAGGTCCATCTGTACACACAGCCAATGCACATACAGGGGTGCAAACTGCTCCGGGGCCAGCAGCTCGGTGTCGTAGGCAAGTCCGTCGGCCCATGCCGTGTCCGCGCCCACGTCGTCAAAGTCCACCGTCTCGCTGCGCTCCACCACGCTCCCGCGCAGGCGGCTGTCGCACTGCCGCAGCCAGTTCTGTTTCAGACTGTCCGAAAATTCATTGTTCGGCCGCATCTCGTCGGCCTGCTCCATGGCCTGTCCCGCCGTCATCTCGTCATCTTCTCCTTCCAAATCAAAAGGCCCCGGCACAGCCATGTGCCGCTGTACCGGGGTCCGTCTTTCTATAAAGGCTCGCTCTCTGAGGGAGCTGGCTCATCGCGCCGCGTCAGCGTCCGGTGAGCCTGAGGGAGTTTACACGCGCTGTGCCTGCTGCACGGCTGCCGCCTCTGCTTCGGCAATGCGGGCCACGGCCGCGTTGTCCATCTCTTCGCTGTGGCGCAGCACCTCGGCCACCGCCTTCGGCACCTCCACGTCCACGCCGCGCTGGATCAGGTAGGTCTCGCCGTTCACGCCCACAAACACAGGTGCCTTATAGCGCTGGCTGTCCTTGAACAGGTGGATCACCTCGGTGTCCTTCTCCTGGGTGTCCATCGTGTCCTTCTCCACAGCCTTGGTTTCCTGCACGGCCGTCTCAGTCTTTTTTACTGCCATCGTCGTACCTCCTTGATTTTCTTAGTTTGCCAGTGCCTTGGCGCTGTAGCGTGCGCTGCAGCTCTCAATGCGCACCATGTACTGCTCGCTCAGGCGCTCTGCGGTCTTCACGGCCTTCCAGCCCACGGACGCGCGCTGGTTCAGCGGGTCATCGCCGTAGCCCAGCTGCTTCACGATGTGCTGCATGCTGCCGCCCTCCAGCTCGGTGGTGGCGTAGGCGTGGGCACCCAGCACCAGGGTGCTGAACACCGCCAGACCCGACGGGCAGCCGGTGCCCTTCCAGATCTTTGCTTCGCTCGACACCACAAAGCGCACGTTGTTGATCTTGCCGATCTCGCCGTTGAAGATCTCTTCCGGGGCCGCGTACTTGTGCGCCTCGATCCAGTTCGGGTCCTTGCGGATGTCATAGCTGGTGTACGGGTGCACGATGGCCACATAGCTGTCGCCGATGGGGTCTGCGTTCTGGGCCTGCAGCATGGCCACCGCCTGGTCGATCAGGTCCACGGTCAGCTGTGCGGTGACGTCCAGCGTTGCGCGGCTGGTCACGGCAGTCTCCACGCCGTCCGCCACCTTGGGCGCGTAGATCACGTTCGTGCCGCCGTTCAGGATGTCGCGCACCGCGGTGTCCATGGTGCGGGCCGCCTGGCTGGCCAGAATGTTGGTGGCCTGCACCACGTTGTTGTCAATGGCGGTCAGGTCCAGCATGTCGGTCAGGGGCACCCAGCCGCCGTACTGGTGCACCTCGGCGGTGATGGTGGTCACGTTCAGGGTCTGGCCGGTCGGGGTCACGCCTTCGGTCAGCGGGGTGGTGGCCTTCGGCAGGTTGTCGTACCGGCGGAACTCAATGGTCTTGCCGTTGTTCGCCGGGATCGGGTAGCTGTCGCCGAACTGGTCATGCACCAGCGCAGGCTCTGTCAGATCCAGCAGGGTCTTTTCGTAGTAGGTCTTCATCTCGGCGGTCATGCCGCCGGATGCGGTGGTATTCTGCAGCTGTGCGCTTGCATCCGCAAACATCTGCAGATCCAGTCTCTTTTTGCTCATCTGTTTGTCCTCCTTCAAGGTTTTTTATCTTCTCACGCCCTCTGCGTGGGAAATCTCTCACAGCACGATGCGCTCTCCGCGCCGTGCCCGCTTTGCCAGCTCGGCCCGCTGCTTGGCGGTCATGTGCGCCACGTCCACCTTCATCTCGGCCGCGCCGCCGGGGTGCGCCCCGTTCTCGGCCGGCCGCTGTGCCCTCTGCTGGATCCGCGCCGTCACGCCCTGCTCCACCTGCTGGGCCGTGCGTGCCGTGCTTGCCTCCATCAGCTGGTCAAAGTAGGCGGCCCGGTACGCCGCTTCCAGCCCGATGCCGCGCCGGATCATGTCCGCCACGCTGGGGTTGTTCAGCACCTCGTCCAGCTCAAACGCCGGGTACTTCACCTTCAGCCGGGCCGCTTCCGCTTCCCACTGGGCCCGCACGGCCGCCGCACGCTGCTGGTGCTCGGCCGCCTGCCGGATCTGTTCGGCCCGCTGTTTCTCGGCGTTCGCCCGCTGCAGCTCACCTTCCATCCGGTCCAGCTCCCGCGCGGTCTTTACGCTGATGCCGCGCTCCGCTGCCAGCGTCTCATAGTACTCGTCGTTCTTCACTTTGCCGTTCTTCACGGCCTCGGTCAGGGCGGCCAGGTTGTCCGCGCTCTGCACGTCGATGCCGTACGCCTCGCCCAGCGCGTCCATCAGCCCCTTCACCGCCGGGTTGTCCAGTACGTTCTGCACGGCCATCTCCGACGCCCGCTGCAGTGCCTCTTCAAACTCGGCCGCGTACTCGCTCTGCATCAGCTGGCCAAAGGCTCTGCGCTTTTCCGCCGGGTCCGTCAGCTTGGGCTCCGGCTCCTTCTGTTCTTCCGGCTTCTCCTCCTGCGTCTCCTGAGCTCCCCCATCGGGGGAGCTGTCGCCCGCAGGCGACTGAGAGGGTTCTTCTGCAGCCGGTGCGGCCTTCACCGCTCTGCCCGGTCGGCTGCGCTTTGCCAGCCGCTCCTGTGCGGGGCGCAGCTCCGGGGCCTGCACCGCCGGGGCCGCTTCCGCCCCATCGCCAGCAGCACCGCCGTCTCCGCCGCCTTCTGCAAACAGCTGCAGGTTCATCTTTCCGTCCACCATGTCCGGCAACTGTGCCGGGTCCGGTGCCTTGCCGTCCGCAAACACCATGTTCACCACCAGCTCCACGTTCTCCGGGTAACTCTCGGCCAGCGCGTCCAGTCCGTCCTGTACCAGCTCCACCCATGCTTCCACCATGTCGCAGCTCTCATTGGTCGGGGTCACCTCCACGCGCATCCAGCCCTCACCGTGTGCCACAGCGCCCAGCACCACAAGGCCGGCCCGTGCGGCTTCCTCCACCTCATTCGCCAGCGTCTGCATCAGCACGCTCACGGCCGCGCACACAATGTCGCTGCCGTACTTGCCTGCGCCCGCATGGCCCTTTGCCTTCACCTCGTAGCCGGTCTTGCCGTCGTTCCATACCGTGCGCATCACTGTTGCTTCGATCATCCGGTTTTCCTCCGTTCTTTTATTGCGCCGCAGCGCACATCATGCTGCCCATGGCAGCCTTATTCCTTGTTCGGGTTGTTCACATCCATGGCCCGCTTCGCCGCCTGGCTGGAAAGGCTCCCGCTTCTGTCGCCCACCACGCCGCCCAGGCTGTTCAGAGTGCTGGCCGCTGCGGTCTTTCCTCCGCTTCCGCCCCCGCTGCCTGCTGCCGCCTGCCCGGCCGCGCTGGCCGCCGCACTCACGTTGGTGCCGTTCTGCCGGTCGATGATTGCCGCCATCTTCTGCAGCTGCTGGGCCATCTGCTGCAATTGCTGGTACAGCGTGCCGTTCTGGCTCACCCGCTCCCGCACCTTTTCGATGCCTTCAAAGTCCATCATGTCCAGCGCCGCCAGCGCGGCGTCCGCGTTCGCCGGTGCAAAAAATCCCAGCTGGTAGCACTCTTTCGCCGTCTCGTTCTGGCTAAGGCGGCTGAAGGTGCTCTTCTTTGCCGCCGTCACCGTGATGTCAAACACCGGCTCGTGGTCGCCCAGCTGCACACCGCCCACCATGCCGCCGGGCTGCGCCTGCAGTGCCGCGTTGCTAAAAGGCACATACTCCGTGCCGCTGCTTTCGCCGGTGATACGGTACACCCGCTGTTCGTCGTAAAACTGCCGCATCAGCTCGATCACCAGGTAGCACTCTTTCGCAAAGGCCCGGTATGCGCTCTTCAGCATGTCGCGGCTCAGTTTGCTGCCCGCTTCCTGCAGGGCCGCAATGGCACTGGCTGCCGTCAGTCCGCTGGTGGTGCCGCCCTGGCTCACGTCCCGGTTGCCGCTGATCTCCTTCAGTTCGCTCACCCGGTCATCCCGGTAGGTGATCAGGTTGCCCTGCAGCCCGCTCACCTGCAGCGGCCGGAAGGTGTCATCCGTCAGCCGTCCCACCACATGCACGATGTCCCGGCCAAAGTCTGCCAGCTCTTCCTCGTTCACGCCTGCCGTGTCGCTCAGCACATACCGCTGCTTCGCGGCCAGCTTCACGTTCTCGTCCATGGCGTGGTTCATCTCGTCAATGGCGGTCTGGGTGTCCTTCATCACGTCGATGTACCCAAAGCCCGCCGGGCTGTCCTCTTCCCGGAACAGCGGGTCGAACACAAAGGGGTAGTTCCCGTGGTCGTAAAAGCCCCGGTCCCTCATGGCCGGGTCGTTCTCGCTTGCATACAGCACCACGCCGTTGCAGTATTTGCAGTAGTGCAGCACCGTCTGTCCGCCGGGCAGGGCCTTTTTGTAGTACCAGTCCACCACCACGCTCTTGTCGCTGGTGTCCAGGCTGTCGTCGTGGACGTACTTTGCCACGTCCAGGCTGTGGCCGGTGTGTCCCTTGAGCTGTGGGTACTGGCTTTCCAGCTGGTCGTTGTTCGCCAGGCTCAGGCTGAACAGGTTCGGGCTGTCCTGCACGTCCTCTACGCCCGGCTCCCAGTACAGCATTAGGATGTTGATGCTCTTGATGCTGATCTCGCCCAGCCCGCCCCGCGCCGCCGGGTCCCAGAACACGCCCTTCACGCCGGTGCCGGTCTTGAGCTTGCGCCACCAGGTGTCGCTGTAGGCCGTCTCGTAGTCGCACTGCTCCAGCACCGTGGGCAGGATCTTCGACAGCACCTTGGCGGTCTCCTCGTCGTCCGCTGCGCGCGGCAGCACGTTCGGCTCCGGGTAGTTGTCCATGGCGTCGGCGTGCTTGTTGGCAATGCTGTTGAACAGCCACCCGCTGCTTGGCGTGGGCTTGCCCGCCATCATCTTGTTCTGGTAGTTCTTCCAGTGTCCCATGCGGAACCACAGCTCGTTTTCGATGATGCGTTTGTCCAGTGCGGCCTTGCCCGCCTTGTACTTCTGCAGCAGGTCGTTTGCCTGCCGCACCTCGTCCTCACCGATCGCGTCCGCTTCGTCAAAGGCTCCCTCCCCGAGGGAGCTGTCTGCGCCAGCAGACTGAGGGAGTCCGGTTCCCGGCATCGCTCCCTCCGGCCGTGCCGGAAGCAGCTGCATGCCCATCGGCATCTGCGCAGGCTGTCCGCCCTGCATCATCCAGTCCGGCATCTGCTGGCCGCTCTCTTCCTGTGGTGGGTATCGCTCCGACAGCTGTCGCAGCAGCTCTTTCTCGTCCATCGTCATCGTCTCAAATCCTCATCACCCTTGTGGGGCTCTTGCGCACGTCCATGTCCAGCGGGTCATCCTTCAGCATCGGCACGCTCTCGGTCTTGCGCGGGCTGATGGGGTTTTCCATCAGCACATACCGGCACTCGTCGTAAATGTGGTCTTCCTGTGTGGTGTCGATGTCCTCCACGTTGCTCTCGTCGTACACCAGGTTCGGGATGGTCCGGATAAAATGCTTGCAGGTATCGAACACCTGGAACATCGGCCGGCCCTCGGCGTCAAAGGCCAGCCGGTAATGGAACTGCATCTTACCCGCCAGCCGGGTGTGGTCGCCCGGTGCCCAGAAAATATAGTTCGGGTGCTTTTCTTGCATGGCGGCAATGCTCTCGCCCTGGCTCTCGTTGAAGATCGCCGGGTCGGCCACGCCCTGGATGTGTCGGCCCCGCAGCATCGGGTCGTTTTCCTCCGCCTCTTTGATCATCCGCGCCTGCTCCACCGGGTTGACTTTCGTTCCCTCGTTGGGCGTCCCGGTGCAGCCGTACAGCTCCTTGATGCGGTACAGCCTGCCCTCTTCGTCCGCCGCGTACCATCCCACCGAAAACGGCTTTGCATAGCCAAAGTCGTACCCGCGCCAGATCTTCCAGTGCGCCGGGATGCGGAACGGCTTGATGACGTGGGTCCATCTCTGGTCCTCGTAGTGGGCCGGGTCGTTGCGCCATTCGGTGAACACCTGCCCGCTAAAGCTGTCCCAGCTGCCGTACAAAAGCGCCTGCTTCTCCGCCTCCGGCAGGGAAGCCAGGTTGTTCAAATAGCCCGGGTCGTTCTTCAGCAGCGCCGGGTTGTCAAAGATGGTCGACGGGATAAAAATGCGGGTGCGCCGCAGCTTTTCCACGCTGCCGTCCGGCTTCTTCACATCCACCAGCTGCACCATCCGGGTGCCCGGTGGTGCCGGTGTGATAAACCGCGCCTTCACCCATCCGTGTCCGATGCCGCCGGGGTTTGCCGTGGCCCGGATGTACACCTGTGTGCCCGGCCCGCTCGGTCGGTTGCGGCTCATCAGGTAGCTGTACTCCTCCCATGTAAAGTGGGTCAGCTCGTCCACCCCGATGTAGTCAAACTGTTGCCCCTGGTAGTTGTACTTGTCCTGCGTGCGGAACATGCTGCCGAAATAGATCTTTGCCCCCGACGGAAACGTCCAGCAGTGTGTGCTGCTGTTGTACCGTGCCGACGGGAATACCGGCTTGTAGTACTGCATGGTCTTGTCGATCAGCTCCCGCAGCTGTGGGAAGGTCTTGCGCAGGATCAGCGCCCTGTAGTTGGGCACGTCCACCTGCCGTAGCGCCTCGATCACCAGCGCGTCGCTCTTCCCGCCGCCGGCTGCTCCGCCGTACAGCGCCTCGTCCTCGCCGCGTGCCATAAAAGCCGCCTGCCTCGGCTGTGGTCTCCATACGATGGGTCTGCCCTTAGCCCGGTCCATCCAGTATCACCTCTGCCTCGTCCTCTGTGCCTCTCGGCTCCATCAGCACCGCCGGGGCGCTCTGGCCGCTGTCCCGGTCTTTGGTGTCCTGGGGCACCAGCGCAGCCGCAGCCCCCGCCGCCGTGAGCAGCACCGCCGCGACGTTCGCCGCGTCCCGGTCGGTCATCACCCGGCTGTCGTATCGCTCCAGCTGTGCCTCCAGCTCCTTCCGCTGCGCCTCGTCCAGCTCCCGGTCGTAGCTGCCTGGCTGTCTGTATACCACCATCCCGGTCTCCGTGGCGTCCGCCAGCTCCTCCTCCTGGCTCTTGAGCAAGGCCCCCACCGTGTACTTCCTGGCCCTGGCATCCTCGTCCAGACGCTGCTGCAGCCGCTGCCGGATCTCTGCCGCCCTCTGGTTTTCCGCCACCCTCTGCTGCAGGTAGCTCACCTGGGCCTTTGCGCCCACAGCCGCCCGCGCCGCGATCTCCCGCGCCGCCTCGACCCGCGCTGCTGCAAATACTCCGTCCGGCTTTCCGGCCTCCTCGGCCATCCAGCTGCGGATTGTGCTCTCCGGCACGCCGTACCTGCGCGCCACTGCGCAGATGGAGTTGGAGCCGATCATGGCCATCACCACTTCGGCACGCACAGCCGCCGGGTACTTTTTGCCCCGGCCCTGCTTCCCGGGCACGGTGTTTTTGCAGTATCTCCGCTTTGCCATCCCCGGTCCTCCCTCCGTGCTTTGGCTCCCAGTCTACCGTCCGGGTCCGCAATAAAAAAACCGCGCACTTTTCAGCACGCGGTTTGCTGCGTTGCAGCACAAACAGGCCGGATGCATCGCACTCAGCCTGTCCCATGCTCCTGTATGGGCATGGCTACACCAGCCCCTCCCGTGCGGCAAAAAGTCCCACCGTGCTCAACGCCTCCAGCTCCTTGCGGTAGTAGGTCGTCCGCCCGATGTGCAGCGCCTCCACCACGTCCCACTCTTTTTCTCCGGCCATGTACCGCCGCACAAGGATCCCGGCGCACACCGGGTCCGCCTCGTCATAGTAGTCCAGCGCCTTCCCGATCACCCGGCCCCAGGCCTGCGTCAGCTCGTCCGGGGTGTCTTCGGCCGCTTCCATCGCCCTGCCATATCGCCGCAGTCCTTTCCGCACGTCCTTTTTCTGCTGTTTTGTCACCCGTGCCCCGCCTTTCCGCGCGCTTTTGCGCTGATTTGCGCGCAAATTCAGCGTTTTTCCGCGTTTCGCGCGCAATATGTAAATATAATTAATTTTTTTATCTGTCAGGTGCGAACTTTCGCAAACTCCCGCCTCCGCAGGATCAGATACGCCTGCGGGTCGGTGCTCTCCCAGCCGTCTGGCCGTGGTCGGTCGGTCTCGTACAGCTGCTGCGGGTCGTAGACCATCACCTGCACCACCTCCCAGCCCGGGAAGCGCTGCTCCCACCAGGCTGCATCCTCGGCGTGCTCGCTGCACCCCTGCCGCAGCTGTCTCCGGCTCCACTTGGTGTCGGCTGCCCGCAGCACTTCCGGCAGCGTCAGGTTCCGCGTCTCCACGCACCGGCGCTCACTGTGGCCGTAGATGTACCCTACCGTGCCGTTTTTGCCATCCCCGTCTATGCCCAGGATCTTTTTCATGTCGATCCGGTCCGCGTTGCAGGTCCCCAGCGGCTCATACTCGCCCGTGCCCGGCACCCGCCGCCTCCACAGCTTTTCCAGCATCTCGCGGAATTCACGTCGTTCGGCCGTCGTCAGGCCCTTGCACTCGGCAAAGCCGTGCATGTGCAGCTTCCCTTTCTCTCCGTTCCGCACTGCGTGCAGGCTCAGCTTCAGCCGCCTGGCTCTCTGCTCCCCGAACCGCCGGATCACCGCCGCCTTTACCCGCCGCTCATAGTTCCGCACGTCCTGCACGCAGTCCTCAAAGCTCTCCGGCCGGTATGCATCCTCGTAGGTCCCGGTCACATAAAAGCCGTCCTTGTCAAAGTTCGCCAGCACTTTGCGCTGGTATCTGCGCATGCTGGCGTTTTTGTTGCGTGCCTTCTGGCCCCGGCTGCTCTCCTTGTGCTTCCTGCCCCGCTGCCGGTGCTCCTGATCCGTCACCGCATAGATGCCCACGGTCCTGTACTCTCCGCACTCGTACTTTTTCTCCCGGATCCAGCTCTTCATGGCTCACCTCTTCTTTCGGGCAGCGCCCTTGTCCTTTTCTTTTTTTCGGTTCCCACCGTCGTAGAAATAATGGGTATACAAGCTCCCTCAAGCGCCCGCCCGGACGCTTATAAAAATAAAAGGTATATTATATACTTTGATAAAGGCTCCCGCCTGCCGCCAGCGTCTGGCAGCACCCGGCAAACTTTATGCCCGTCCCGTCGCCAAAGCCCTCCGGCGTAATTGCCGGAGGGCTTTTCCTGTTCATTTTCTTCTTCTGCTCCGCTGTCCCTTGTGGGCCATCCAGCCTTCTTTTTCGTAATCGCCCCGGTTCACCTTGTCCCGGTAGATTGCGTTTTGGGTGTACTCCTTCTCGGTTTTCAGCCGTCCCTTCCACTCCCGGTACTTTTCGCACTGGTCATGGCACGCCGGGGATCTCCCTGGGCAGTCCGGCTTGCAGCACCACTCGGTCATACCGGCACCTCCGGTTTCCCGGCCGCCGCCCAGTAGCCGTAGCTCAGCTCTTTGCGGCCCCATTTCCGTGCCGCCGCATTGTAGCGGCACAGCGCATGTACATCTTCCTGCAGCGCGTCCATCTCCGTCTTTTCCGGCTCTTTCGCACTCACGTTCTTCAGCTCCGAAAAGCCTTCCCGCTTCTTCCGGTCCTCCCCTTTCGGGATCCGGATGGGCCGCTCCTCTTTCCGGCGCTCCACACATGTCACGCCCAGGCGCTTATTGTGCCCGGCTCGGTGGGCATTCGGTGCGTCCTCTGCCCGGATAAAAAAGCCTTTTTCCACCAGCTCCACCGCGGTGCCTTCGCACACCACCCGGCCGTCGGCGTCCGTCATCCGGTACACCCACACCTTCCGGGTCGTCCCGCCGGGCGGCGCTATCTTTTTTGCCACCGGCCGGATTTCTTCCCGCTCCACCTTCCACTTCCTGGCCCGGATGCCCTTCAGGTGCTGCTTGGCCCACAGGCGGCTCACGTCATCGCTCCGTGAAAAAACGCCATCCGCTACCAGCTGTCCCGCCTTGCCTTTGTAGGCCAGCTCCCCGGTCTTTGCGTCGTACAGGCTGTAGATGTACTTCATCTGTCCCGCACCTCTCGCAGCTCTTCCCACGCATCCTTCCAGCACAGCCGCCCGAATACCTGCTCCGCTTTCCGCCGGGCTTCCGGGCCGTCCATCTCTCGCATCTGCTGGTTCTTGTACTGCTCAAACCCGACGCAGCATGCAGCAAAGTCCCGCACCTCCGGTACCTGCGAGCCGATTTTTGCTGCCAGCAGCCTGCAAAACCGCTTGCGCGTGATCTTTCTCTTGTCCTTGCTCATACTTTTCCTCCGTACAGTTCAAACTCCACGCCGTCCTCGGTGATCAGCGCCCCGCCGTCCAGGATCTCCGTGATCTGCCGGGCTCCGTCCACTTCTTCGCCGTCTGCGTTTTCACGCCCGTCCGCTCCGCCAGCTTCCACACCGTCAGGCCCCGGTACTGCATTGCTTCCGTCAGTGTCATCTCGTCCGTCTCCTTTGCCAGCTGTCCGGTGTGCCGTACTGCAGCGCGGTCTGGATTCGCTTTTCCACCTCGGCTGGTGCCAGCGGCAGCGCTTTCGGCGCGCACATCCGTCGCACCTCGTTTCGCACCTGCCGGGTGCGCATCTCCCGCATGGCCTGCTCCTCGTGCATCCGGTAGCCCCAGATTTCTTTCTGGTCCGGCCGGTCCAGCACCTCTACGTCGGTCTTGTACGCGCTGGTGCACGACCGCCGGAACCATTCCATGGCCACGTCCACGCCTTCCTCCAGCACCCACTGGTTCAGCTGCCGGTAATTCGCCAGCACTTCTTCGTGCAGGCGGTTCAGCCGCTCCGCGCCAAAGCCCAGCACCTCGGCGCAGGCAATGGCGCACACCCGCCACTCCAGTGTGGCCGCGCTGTCCACGGCTCCCTGCATTTTCCACTCTTTGTGCGACCTTGCCCGGCCTTTGGCCATCGGGATATGCAGTTCCCACACCGTGCCCTCCGGCATCTGGCTGTGCATCCAGGCTTCCGCCTTCCGCAGCGGCTCGTGCTTCCGGCTTGCCGGTCTCGTCATGATCTCCAGCACCTTGCCGTTCACTTCGTCCCGCACCGCGTTCACTTTTTTCTGTCGTTCTTTGCCAATGCCAAATTTTTCGTTCAGGGCAATGGTCACGCATGCGTGGGTAAAATCAATGGCGTTGTTCTGCGCCAGCGTGATGCTGTCCTCCAGGCTCATCTTCTGTTTCACAGCCTCTTCACCGCCTTCCGGTATCTCTCATACAGCTGCATCCACTCGTCCAGGCTCAGGCTCTTGTCCACCGAGGCAGCAGCCAGCACCTTGTATGCACTGCTCTCCTTGCTGCGCGGGTCGTGCCAGTCCAGCTCTTCCAGCGCCGCGTCCAGCTTCTGCTCGTACTCCTGCTGTGTCATTCGTCCTGTACCTCTCCCTGCCGCGTCAGCAGCTCCGTCATAAAGGCCGCCTCTTTGCCCTCAAACCGCTGCATCGCCTTTGCCTCTCCGTTCAACAGATCCAGCAGCGTGCCCTCCATCATCTTCCCAAATTCTTTGCAGCACTGTCCGCGCAGCCGCTGCGGCACATCTCGCAGGCTGCTTGCCGCCATCCCGCAAAATCCCATCGTCATTACCTTCAGGACATCTTCCTCGCTGCATTCTTTTCCTTTTACGTTGGTCAGGACTTTTCCGCCCGGCACCGTCCTCACCGTGATCTCAATCGTACCCTTCATAGTTCTGCTCCTTTTCTCTTCACGGTTCCCCGTTGTCGTTCGCCCAGGCAAGCACCTGCGATCTCGCTTCCGTCAGTGCTTCGCACAGCAGGTTCGCGGCGTCTTCGGCCATCCCGCTGGGCAGGTCGTTCACCACTGCAAGGGCTGCATCTGCGTCAATGCGGATCTGATCACAAAGCAGCGTGGCCCGCTCCCAGTCCTTTACAGTGTCTTTTTGCATTTGCCAAGCTCCTCCACATGGTACACCCGGAAGTCGTCGCACTCCGGGTGCTGCTCCCGTGCCAGCTCCTGCGCTCTGGCTTTGGCCACGCCCTAGCTGCTGCCGCCCACCAGCAAGGCCGTCTGCAGCCGCAGCGGGTAGCCGTCCCGGCTCATCTCAATGTGCACACGGTAACGCATCCTGCTCACCCCACCTTCCGCTTTCCGGCTTTCACGGTGTTCTCCGGCTGCCGGTGCGCCCGGTGTCCGGCCTTTTCCTCCTGCTCCTGGGCCGCAAAGCCCAGCCGCATAAAAAGCCCGGCCGCCAGCACCAGCACCATGGCCGTCACAAACTGCCCGTCCGTGATGGGTGCGCCCACCTGGGCGTTGCCTTCCAGCCCCATGCCGCACAGCAGTCCGGCGCAAAGGCTCCCAGCCGCCAGCCAGTGCCATACTGTCGATTTGATTTTCATTGCAAAATACCTCCGTTTGCGTTATACTTCTGGTGATAGCGGCCCTTGTCAGATCGCTTTCACTCGGAGCCCGCCGGTGTTCTCAGCACCGGCGGGCTTTTTCATTTTCTCCAGCGCGGCGTTCTTGTCAATGCGCCAGAGCTTGGGGCCCACCTTAGTGGCGGGCAGCATTCCCATCCGGCACATGCGCTGCACCGTCTTGGGGCACACGCCGATCAGTGCGGCGTACTCGGCCGGGGTCAGGTACGCGGGCAGCTGCCGCGCGTCCCAGACCTTTGCCCTTGTGGCTGTCCTTTTCATGGCTTTTGTCACTCCTCCTGTTCTTCCGCGATCTGCAGCACCCGCTGCAGCCACTCGGTCTTGCTTTTCACATCCATTGCCAGATACACATCCTCGTGGTCCGTCTCGTCCAGGTCGTGCACCAGCTGCTTGCACACCGCAAGCAGCTCGTCGCACATCGCCAGCCCGGCTTTTACCATCCATTTGCTGCTCAGCAGCATCGGCTTGCCGTCCCTTTCCGGGTGGTTCTGCTCCCGCAGCTCCTTTTCCGTCGGCACTCTCACCTCCGGCACCAGCCGCCCCGCCGGGGCATTGTTTCGGTCGGTCATCCTCTTCGCCTCCTTAGTCCGGGTTAAAGGTCTGGAACCGGTTGTCCTTGCGGCTCAGTTGCCGCACCTCCTCCGGGGTAAGGCCCGTGTCCTCGTACTGGCCCAGACGCTGCACCAGCTCGTCCTTTTTGGCAGTGCTCCAATACCCCTCCTTGATGCCGCTGCACCGGGGGGATGTCAGTCGTTCCATATGCCATCCTCCATATCAATCCCAAACTCCTCGCAGATGGTCTCGCACACCGGCTTTGCAAAGCCGATCAGCTCATCCCCGCGTGCAGCCGCCAGCACTGCTGTTCCCACGATGCCGCTCATATAGCCGTACTGGTACAGCTCCATCGCCTTCCAGTTTATCGGCAGCTCCTGCAGCAGGCCTTCCTCGTTCACGATCAGCTTGATGCTGTCCACCGGCTCCCGGGCCCATCCTGGTTCCAGGCAGCTGTCTGCCGTCTCGATCAGACCGCCCACCAGCTGCTGGAGCGTCTCCAGCTTGCAGGTGTCTCCGTCGTCGCACCGGATCAGGCGGCCCGTGCCGTCTGCTCGGATCAGGATCATGTATCGTTCCATCTTCATACGCTCCTTGTTCTGTCTCCCTTCTTTGTGCTACAATCAGCAAAAAGAAAGGATGTGTTTCATTTGGACACCACACAGCTCACTTTAGTTCTGTCTTCACTCACCGCTCTTTTCGCTTTGATTGCACCGTGGATCACAGCAGCCATCAACAACCGCGCCGAGTATAGAAAATCATCTGCTCAACTGTTTTTTCATGCCCGGACAGATGCCTACCAGAATTTTCTCTCTGTCTGTGCGTCTGTTTCTTATCCGCTCAATTTGCAGGACACGCAAAAACTGCTCGATGCTTCTTCCCGGGCGCTGGTCTTGTCTGATACGCCGTTGCAAACTGCTATCAGCAGCTATACATCCGCTTTGCTTTCCTGTCCCGCAAAGCCTTCTGAAGCTGAGCTTCAGGCACTGATCGATGCAAAATCCAAACTCATTTTTGCCATGCAGTCAGATCTGGCTTCATTTCGCTGATCCTGTGATCAGCAGCATCTCTGCCGTTGCGATCACGCTCACGATCAGGGCATACCACACATACCAGCGCAGGTGTTCTTTTGCCGTGCGCTTCATCCCTGCAATGCAAACCAGCATCCCGATCCAGACCACTGCAATGCAAACCGCCACCATCTTCTTCACCTTCTTCCGTCCCCCAAAGCTCCCCCTCTCGGGGGAGCTGTCGCCCTCGGGGCGACTGAGAGGGTTCATGCGCTCTTGCCTCCCTGGGCTGGTTGGCTCTGCTTGTGCAGCTTCTCTGCATCTGCCAGCCCTTTTGCATAGCCCAGCGCCAGCGCCTGCATCTTGTCCGGCAGCTTTGCTGCCGTGGTCAGTAATTCTACCATCCGTGTGGTCTCTTGACTTGACATCATCTTTTTACACCTCCCGTTCAGCAAGTTGTATCTTGCTGTTAGCACTATAATAATTGCTATCAGCAATTTTGTCAAGCGATTTTCCCGTTTTTCTTGCCATTAGCAAGTTTTTGTGCTATCATTCATTCAGGAGGTGATTCTATGAAAGACCGTTTAAAGCTTCTTCGCAAAACACTTGGCTTGAATCAGGTTGACTTTGGTGCGCGTGTTGGCATCGGCGGTACGGCTATTTCCAAATTTGAAAATGGCACAAACGCTATTTCTGATTCTCTCGTGCTCCTGGTTTGCCGTGAGTTCAACGTCAACGAGAACTGGCTGCGCAATGGTAACGGCGAAATGTTCTCCCGGCAGTCCACTGACCTGATCGAGCAGCTCACCCAGCAGTACAGCCTTGGTCTGTATGGGCAGCAGCTGCTTGCCACCTATCTGCAGCTTTCAGATGCAGACAAGCGCGCTGTGGAGCGTTTTGTATCGCAGCTTACCGCCAATGTCCAGCAGGCAGAGGATGCGCAAACCGTTCCTGAAAAGGAAAAACTTCTTGCCGAGTAGTCTTTTATCGTCAGTCGCTGCGGCACAGGTAAACAAAAAACGGCTCCTGTGCATCGCACAAGAGCCATTTTTCTGTTGCGTAGGCAACAAAACAAATTTTCTGTTGAATTTTTGGGCATTTTGCCATTTTCCCATGTGGTTTCTTCCTCTATACTCAAGTAAAAAGTTTGGAGGAGATACCTTTGCTTTTGTACTATTTCATTGGCGGCTCTGTTGTCTTTTCCCTGATTGCTGGCTATCTATGGGGTAATAAAACCGGACATCAGCAAGAGCAACATTCACGAGAAGCAACCGCTGTCAGTTTGGATGCTGAAATTGCTCAAAAGAAGCAATGGATTGAAAAGTTGACGGAATCATACGAAACTTACAAAAAACTCGAACAAGGTGCCGAAAAGAACCTAAACCTTGAAACCGAACGGCTTTTGAAAATCCGAGATCAGCAGCTTCTTGCTCGCCAAAAAGATTATTCTCAGAAGATTGCTTCATTAGATGACACAATTTCCAGAAAACAGCAGGAAATTGACCGTCTTAATGCAATGGCAGCTGATGCTCGTAATAATTTGGATGTCCACCGTCAGCAGGCATTAGCTTCTCGTATGGCTGATCTTGATTGTCAGGAACGTTTTCTTGCTGAACGTGAAAAGCAATTAGATGTCCACTGTCAGCAGGCATTAGCTTCTCGTATGGCTGATCTTGATTGTCAGGAACGTTTTCTTACTGAACGTGAAAAGCAATTAAAAGAAAATCAAGCCATGTTGGATTCCATTCTGCATGCAGAACACGCCGATACTCCCTACTTTGCCAAACAATTTGCCGATTGCCTTTATTTGATTGATCTGAAAGCGGCATCCGATCTGGAGAATAAAGCGCGTCCTGCATTTACCGCTGCTGAAAAAGTCCGCGAAATCTCCAGTCAAAAGCGTGCACTCCAAGAGCAATGCAAACTACTTGAGTATCAGCTTTTCCTTTACGAAAGTGTCTTTCCATGGCTTTCTGATTTTAAAGAGATCAGTGCAGACGATCTGGCATCCGTTGCAAACATTGCTGCTGCTCCAGAAAGCGAATATTCAACATTGAAAAATTGGCTTTCACCACAGGAGTACCAGACGCTTTCCGAAACAGACAGGCTTCAGCTTGCACTTGATCGGTACTCTAGTCGGCAAAAAAGCAATTGGCAGGTTGGCATCGAGTATGAACGTTATGTCGGTTACTGTTACGAGCAAAAAGGTTATAAGGTTCGCTATTTTGGTGCAACTGAAGGTCTCGAAGATATGGGACGCGATCTAATCGTTTCAAAAGGCAAAAAGCTTTTTGTCATCCAGTGTAAACGCTGGGCTAGTGAAAAAACGATTCACGAAAAGCATATATTTCAGCTCTATGGAACGACCATTTTGCAGGTAATGGAACACCCTGAATGTCAGGTTTCAGGAGTATTTATCACAACAACTTCGCTTTCTTCCCTTGCAAAATCTTGCGCCAATTATCTTCATATTGCTGTTGTTGAAAAATTTCCTCTCAAACCATATCCGCTTATCAAGTGCAACATTTCCAGAGATGGCGATAAAATTTACCATCTTCCGTTCGATCAGCAATATGATCGTGTAATTATAAATCCATCTGACGGCGATTGCTATGTGTCCACTGTCCAAGAAGCCGAATCAAAAGGCTTTCGCCACGCTTGGAGATGGCATGGTTCTTAATTTTGAATTATTGCATCTACGGAATATCCTTCTAATCTCCAAAAGCCTTACAGCTTGGTATCTTCTTACTCTTTTGTAAAAAAGCTGCAAATCAGTTTTTTCCGTTGCAACCGCAACATTTCGTTGTTGAATTTGTTTACAATCGGCGGGCCGATGCGTATGATAATATCAACGGAACCCGCTAAGCCTCTGGGTGCAGTTTGCATCCATGCGTATCATGGCGGGTCTTTTTTATGTCAATTTTTATTCAGATTCTGAAGAACCGCGGCCTGTCTGTCCCGGATGAGTCGCTGGCTCTCCGAGGGCAAAACAAAAGCCCGCCGAGCAGCTCTTCGTGCACAACATCGAAAATCTGCTTTCTTCTGAGGGCAACAAGTGGAAGTCCTCAAATTCCGCAGTGCTTTCCCCAAAGGAAAAATCTCAGTCCGGCACCGGCTCATAGGTTTTTTCAAAGATATCCGGCTTGCACGGATAACGTTCTCCGTTTACGCCCGTGATGATCCAGTCTCCCGGTTCCGCATGCATCACACCTTCCAGTGTTTCAATGTTCATTTCCCGGTCGGTTTGGTATGCATCTACGACCACCGGCTTTTTTCTGAATTTCATAAGCTTCTCCCTATCAGAAAGGACGTTTCAATGCCTGCTTTATACCCTTATCGCATTTTCATCAGCCACGCATGGAAATACGGCGCTTAGCCAAAACAAAAGCCCGCCGGGCGTTTCCGGTGGGCTTTATCTGAAGCTCTTATTTCAAAACGAACTGTACTGCAACCGACAATGCAAAGGCAATGCCGGACGCCCACCAGATCATTTTGTGGTTCTTTCCTTCCGGCAGGATCGCGTTGATCAGGCCGATCAGAAATGCAATGGCACCCACCGTTGCAAAGTTGAAGGTCAGCAATGTTGCCATCGCTGCATTTGCTACGGTCAGCGAGAGGTTGACGTTGATCAGGCTGAAGATACCAATAAAGATGCCCATGATGGAAAGCACATTTCCATACACGTTCTTCTCAATATTCTTCACCGTGTCCACTTTCTTTTCCAGATCCGTCACATCATCCGCCAGCGTGCCGCGGTATGTGCTCATGCCCACAAAGGCATCCTCATTCTGGAATGCGCCGTTGTACGGTTTCTCCACCGGCTCTTCCAACTGGATGAACACCAGATAACCGATGCCCTTCTCACTGTCCAGATGGATCACCTGTTTCGTGGCATTCGTTACCCGGAAAAACACCTTTGATTTGTGTCCCGGCTGATAGATCGGCGCGGTCAGGCTCAGCCCCTGCCGGATGCGGCTGTTGCGCAGCTGCACGGCTGCTGCCATGTCATTCGGCAGATCAAGCGTCTCTGTCGTTCTTACAAACACCGTATCGCCCGGTGCCAGATCCACTTCTTTCTTGGACGTATTGGTGTCCAGAAAAAAGCAGTCGGTTCTCAGGTCGTAGCCAATGTTTGTCACCTGTTCTTCATCAAACGGTTCGATCATGGAAGCGCCCTGCTTGAAAAGCTTCTTGTCGATCAAAAGCATAGAACCACCTCCTTGTTGTATGCTACTAATAAAGCACAGTTCCGGCCTGATTTCAAGGGGTTGCTGTAAAAAAGCAAAAGCCCCCTCAGCCGTTTCCAGCCGAGGGGGCCTCTGCCAACCGCTCAAACCCGTCAAAAGAAAAGTAGGAGGTATCATGCAGAGCACGGGGCTGCACCCGCCGCTCCGTTTGTAGTATAAGCTGTTTTGGCGTTTCGCGCAACCCGTCAAAAAAAGAGTGCCCGGCAGTGGTACGATGCACCGCCGGGCTGTAACAAGGAGTAAAATACGAATTCCACTCGTCGCGCCTGCCTCTGTATTGTAGCATGCTTTAGGCAGACGCGCAACCTGTATACCTGGAGGTGTGCAAAGCATAAAAAAACGGACAAATACCGCCGTCCGGATCAAAAAACTCAATCAGACGAACCGCCGAGGAATCCTCGGCGGTTGAATAAACAAAAACGCCCCGGTGCTGCCAACACCGAGGGCAGAAGGGAAGTGCACAGAATGGCAGCCAACAAAAAAGGAACAGACGGCCGCTACCGCTACCGGGTCAACATCGGCAAGGATGCCGACGGGAAGCCAAAATATAAGAACTTCTACGGCACGACGGCCCGCGAGGCCCGTGCCGCTGCGGAAGCCTACCGTATCTCCCTCGGCAAGGGCGCAGATCCGTCCCAGATGGACGCCACCCTTGCCACCCTGTATGACAACCTTATTGCGGCCAAGCGGGCAAAGGGCATCGGCCAGAAGAGCCTTGACCGCTACGAGGACAACAAAAATCACTGGGGCCCATTGCTGAACCGGCCTGCTGCATCCCTGCGCAGTGCCGACTTCCAACAGGTGCTCAATGCCCTGGCCGACTGGCACGATGGCCAGCCCCCGCTGTCCCACTATACGCTGTCCAACCTGCGCAGCAGTGCAAAGGCCGTCTACGACCTTGCGATCCCGGAGGTGGTACAGTACAACCCCATCCCTAAGACCACCTGCCCGGCAGGCACACCGCCGGAAGTCCGCGAGCCCATCACCGAGGAACAGCAGCGCTGGATCCGTGAGACACCCCACAAGGCCCAGCGCGCCGCCATGCTGATGCTTTACTCTGGCCTGCGCCGCAGTGAGGCCACAGCCCTGACCTGGGCAGACGTAGACCTGCAGGACGCAACGATCACGGTAAACAACGGCTATGACTTCCGTGCTAAGCGCAGCAAGGCCCCTAAGACCGCCGCCGGTGTCCGTGTGGTCAACATCCCGAGGGTGCTGGTGGACTATCTCCGGACGCAGCAGGACGGCTGCCTGTATGTGCTGCACAACGACAAAGGCAAGCGCATGACCGAGCAGGGCTGGAAGCGGCTGTGGCAAAGCTATATGTGTGACCTGAACATCAAGTACGGGCATCAGGGGGCCGTAAACAAGCACGACCCCGCCGGTGTGCCGATGGTCATCGACACCTTCACCCCGCACCAGCTGCGCCACACCTTCTGCACCCTGATGTACTTTGCCGGTGTGGACGTCATGACCGCCCGCGATCAGATGGGCCACAAGGACATCAGCGTCACCCTCGGCATCTATACGTCGCTGGATAAAAAGTTCAAGAAAAAGAAAATCAACCGGCTGGATTCCTACCTGAAAAAGACGTGCTGA